GTAAATAGTAGTCAGCTATATTACTCTTCATATTCTCACTATTTATAACCTTATAATTTTCAAATAGTTGCTTGGGATATTCTGTATTAGATAAGCTATGAATAGCATCATGTCCTTTATCTAGTTGTGGTACAAAATATTTATTAAAGTAGTATGGTTTAACATCTAACTTTTCTATATAGCTGCTTCTTTTGCCAGCAAGCCAATTTTGAAACGTAGGGCTGGTATATGGAAATGATGAGATAGGTCTTTCTTGTTGTAACTTATCATCAGGATCTACAGCAGTATCTGTAAGAAAGTCTGTCTGCAATCGTTGGTTATAACTTTCTCCTAATAATGTAGCTTTTTGTTTTTCAAAGTTATGTTTAAACCAAGGAGTTCTACCAGCTAATATTAGTGCTTCTGTTGGGTTAACTGTTTTACTGACAGTATCTAATCTTTTACCCCATTCTTCTTCTGTGTTATCAAGTTCTGCTTCTTCTGGAAACTGTTGATCTATTGCTTGATTATATAAATCTACATAGTTAGGACTTGTTGGGTCGTATATTTCTTTAGCTGCCTGTTCTGCTTCAGCACCTATAATACCTCTTTGTTTATCAATCTCACTCTCCATCATCTTTCTAAGACTAGGATTGATGATAGATAAAGCACTAGCAAGCTGACCAAAGGCATCTTGTGTATTGACAGCAGCAACCCTACTTTGTCGTACAAAGGTATCTACTGGTCTTGCCTGTGGCTGAAAGCTTGAAGTCATCTTCTATTGAAAGCTATATAACTATTCAGTCCTAATGTAGCAGCTTCAGCTACAGTATCTAGCAGCGTTGGTGCTTTCTGTGCTTGCATATATGCTTGGTTCTGATAGTCAATAGCTTCATTTCTTCTGCTTTCTCTCTGTGCTTCTAGCCCATCTATATCTCTTTGATACTGTCTATCTGCTGATTCCATTGTTTGATTGATAGTATCTCTTAACACCCCTGCTTGTCTCTGTGCATCTCTATCTAACAAAGCAGCTAAGTTACCTGATATACCTTCTGTTGCTGCAATAGCTCCTTGTGCTTCTAACTGTTTAATAGAAGCTTCTTGTCTTTTCTGTGCTGCTGCTTGTCTCTCTTCTCTTAATCTTGCACTAACAGCTTCTTGTTGTGCAGCAAACGCAGCGTCAGCAGATAAGGCACTACGTCTTGCAGATTCGTAGGCATAACTAGCTTGTTGGTTTGCTACTCTTTGTGCTTGTATTGTTTGAACAGCCCCTATTGCAAGACTTCCAAGGAATAAACCACCAGCTAATTTACTTGTAAGTCCAATCGCAGGGATAGCAGCACACATTACTTGATCCTCATAAATTCAAAGAATGGTTTTTTATGTTCTCCATATTCCTTATGGTATGTAGTAAATTGAAAACCAAGAGACTTCAACCACTTAATTGCAGACTCATTCTCTGCATATACTACATTGTATAGGATTTTGTAAGATTTCAACAGGTTGTCAACCCATTTTCTACCTTCTCTTATTAATTGTATTTTATATTTTTTATTACTGAACAGTTCATCTGTAGATATTAACCATATACAACCACCAGCAACCACTCCACATATACCCATTGGTTGGTCATCATCACCAGCAACAGTCATTACAGTTTTGCTATGTAGATATGACAGTCGTAATGCTTCTTCTGGATCTTCATTTGTTTGGTATTTGATTTCTAATCTATCTATATTTCTAATATGGGTACAAACGTAGTTTAAATCTGACAGCTTTGGTTTTCTTAAATACCCCATACTTACATACGCTTACTTCTTATATGATACATGGCTTCATATTCTGCACTTGATAACTGTGTTGGTAAGAAACTATCGTTCTTTATATCAATGTCAACCCTATCTGTTCTACTCATGATAGGAACTCTAAACGTACCAGTTTCTAAATTAATCTGACCTATAGCACTAGAAGCAGAACCTAATAATCTACCAGTAAATTTGTGTGTACTTGTATCTCTATTCTGTGGTGTGACTTCTACTTTAAAGAAACCTGTATCTTCAAACTTTAAATAAAAATATCTTAGCTGTAATCTACCACTTAATATTTCAGCACTACTTTGTCCTGATGCTTCTGTTATTCTTTGGTCACTAAATCTATAATGAAATTCGTAAGGTTCTCCGATAATAAACTTTGCATTTCTATAGTCTCCATCTGCTGTAATCGTAGTTGTACTGCCATCAGTTGTATTAGTTGTATTAATAACAGTTCCTGACTTTAATGTTTTTGTTGTACCTAACAAGTCAACAAATGTACTGGTTTCATTTGATGCTAAATATCTACCGACTACTACCATTGAAGCTCGTAATCTGTAAGGCACAGTAAATGTAGATTTTTTAGTTGTAGAGTTATAAGCAACTGATACACCAGTAGTTGCTTCTGTTACTTTGTGATCTAGATAGAACTCAAAGTCTGCATTGGTTTCTTTAAAATTATTTTCAAAAGGTATCTTTTCTAGTGTTGTGCCATTAGCTTCTTCTATTACACAGAACAAATCAGTACCAATAAAATCAATATTTCTTATAGTTCTATTTGCATTTATAGTAAAAGTAAACCAAGAGTTTAAAACCTTCTGACCATTAGAACCATACAACCAACGATTTATATATAGCTTATTTGGATTATCAGTACCAAGTAAAATTAAAACATCTTGGTTGTTTGATACAGCAAGTTTAAATATTCCACTTGGTATAAGTCTTGGTACATGAATCGTAGTATTGGTTGCATCTTTTACTGTGACAACCAGAACCTACAGGCTGTGCAGCATCACTACTTTCAAACTCTGTTGCCACCAGCACGTTAGCTGTCTTGGGTGTCATATTGTCTGCTGAACTACTTAATACAAACTGTGTTTGATCTGAGAATAAGATCAACTGTTCTCCCATAGTTACTGCATTTTTAAGAATCGCAACTTTAGTATGTGATGCAGCTACGTCTATAGGATCTGAGTCAATAACAGATAAGACTGTTTCTGGAAAGAAGTTAAAGAACTCACTAACTCTTGATAGCACTACGTTGTCATCAGCTAGAAAGCCTAACCTATTTCTAAAAAAGAATACGTTATTAATTTTAGAATCTATAAAAGATGGATTAGGTGCAGAATCTTCATCACCTACAGTACGTTCTCCCCATTTTGGTAAGTCAAAAGATTGACCACTTGCTGTATATGAATCACCATCAACTCTTGCAAATCTAAAGTTACCATCTGCCTGTCTTATTAAGACATGGGGCATAGTGTCATAGTTAAATTTAAACTTAATACCTTTATCTACAGTCTCTTCCCATTGCCCTTCTTCTAAAGCACCTCCATTGTTAGTAACAAACTTAACGTAGTAATTATCAAAATTAGTCGATTCATCTCCTTTTACTTCAACCACATAACCATTAGGAGAAACAGTAGGTAGGTCTGTAAATCTTTGAATAGAATCTTTTACTATTGTTAGCTGTGTATTACCTTGTGTATCTTTACCATCTATAGAAAAATTACTTCCATCATTCTTTTTAATATGTAAGACACTACCATTCTGTGCAATCGTAAAGCCTGTTAGTCCAGAGTTTAATCCATTTTTAAGGTCTGTTGCTACTTGCTCTGTACTAAGTTCTGAATCATTAGAAGTATCATCTGTAACTGTAACTCCATCTACTGTGACTGAGTAGGTAGTGTCATCTGAAACATTATTAACAAAGACTACTGCTTGTGTAATGTTGCCAGCAGATAGAGTTGTATCCATTGCTGTTGTAATACTTGTATTAACAACAAAGGTAAAGTCAGCAATAGTTACTGTTTTTATAACGCTTCGTGGATCTGATGTATTTAAGTATGTAGTACCATCAGGTTTGTTTACTGTCTTTTCTGTACCATCTAATTCAAATACTCTTACATTTCCATTGCTAAATATCGCTACATACTGTTCATTTGCATCTCTATTTATAGTTTGAATATGAACATTACCAACAGTTGTATTGCTTAAGTTAGTTA